CAATTGTTCGCGGTGACGAATTCTCACCCAAATCTGGGTTTGATTCCGTCCAAAATGTTGTTGAGCTTGGCAGCACTGTCCCTTTGGTGTACGCCAATCGCCAAACGATTGATGGGATATCCTACGGCGGCATTCGCGTTAACACCAATTTGCTGTGGTCGCAGATTTATAGCGTCGGAGGTGGGCAGCTGCTGCGTGCGCTTTTCTTGGTTGGAGAGGGTAACACAGACCCAACCAACACAACCGCAATGCAGGTAGATCCTACGCAGTTTGCGATTGGGAACAACTTAATCAATGGGTACGAGCTTGCTGCAACTGATGCAGGGCGGATCACGATTTACTATTCTGCCGATGGCGCTCGTATCACTTCCAATGATTATATCGCTGGACTCATCCCACCAAACGACATTGGCAATGCCGAAAACGCAGGCGGTGGGGATGTTTTTCAAGTTCGCAGCGATAACAACGATTGGAAGCCTGATTTCTGTTTTGTTACCAAACCATCAAACCAAACACGGTTTGGCGTTGATGGATTTATTGGCAACAACCTCGGCTTCCGGGTGAATCCGATTTTCCGCCCTGCGCGGCAGTTCACAACTCGAACAAACTCAAGGGGTAACGCGGTGGTTAATTGTAAAACCGATAGACAGGAAGTGGCAAGACGCCAAAAGGACAATACTCGCTTCCATGCAAAAGCAGGCTTGATCGGTGGTGGCGGTGCATTGCAGACTTTGATTCCAGGGCAGATTGTTGAGTATTTTTTGTCAAGCAGTACACAAGGCGGCGGTCAAATTACTTTCGGGGAAGACGGCAGGGTGTCTCTTGGTGATGTAGGCCAAGCCGTAGCGTCGCGTCAACGTCAGTACGACGAATTGATCAACGTTGGTTCGCTTTACAAAATCGGTAGCGCGTTAGCGATATGTGTTAGTCGAAGCCAGGAGCCATTTGTGTCTGATATCGATAATAACCCAATCGGCGGTGGGCGATCTGCCTCCGCACAGCTCAAAATTATACGAGAAGGTATTTGCAATGTATACTCGCGATCAAACATTGAAAGCCCAAGCCAAATAACCGCGTCAAACTCTGGACATATATTTCGCTGCGCAATAGCTAGCTTTGTAACAGAAAAGCGTGGCCGTGTTGTTGAAGTTGGTTTACGCAGCGCTTTGCAGTTAAATCTATCTGGCATTTGTAATTTTCGCGATTCATGGACTAACACTGAGATTGATAACAAAGCTTGCGATAATTTTGACGACGATCCTGTCGAAAGCGCTCGACCCATCAACTTCACCAGCGGCACATACACTGGGCCTGACCAACGCTATAGCTTTTTCAAGATCTCGTACCGCGTTGCTGGTGAAGATTCAGGCTTTATCGACATAAATTACTGCTTTGGGGTGAGAAGCTCAACGGGCGCTGCTGTTTATAACTACATCCGTTTTGAGTTTCCCGAAGAGCGGCGTTATGAATTCCGCATTGAGCCATTGACCGCGTGGGAGATAAGAAGTGGTCAAGCCTCAGGGGATTTGGTCGTTCTTGATTACGCTATTGAAGATGTTCCAACCATTCAAGACGGCCTGGTACGCATTCAATTTTCTGGACAAATTATAAGCCGCAGTCGCGATAATTTTAGCCTGCAAGTGCTGAGACCGAACGCAGGAAATCTGGGCTCTCCTTTTGACGATGAAGAGTTTTACGGAGATTCCTGGGCAAAACTTGCTGAAGCTTTCGTTTACAACGAAATTACCACCACTGCATCACAGGCTGAGCATGAAGTCGTTTACGTTAACAATATCGCGCCCAATACCGAACCTCCTGATTACGATTTTCTGGCAATCGTAGGACTAAACATCCGCAGCAGCCGTGAGCTTAACCAGCTGAACCAATTTAGCGTTTATGTTAACAAGGGTCTTGGAAGCACAAGCGCGTTCTCGGATGTACTCTACGACCTATTCACAAGCCCGAGGTACGGCACTGGCTCGATCATGAGCCCGCGTCAAATCGACAAGGCCAGCTTTGATTCCGCTAAGGATTGGAACTACAGCAGGCGTTACTTCTTCGATGGTGCGATCGTTGAAAAGCTTAATCTCCGCACATGGGGCGCAGAACGTGCTCAAGATTTCCTGCTAGACCTCGTAATCCGCAATGGCAAATTTGCGTTGCAGCCAGTTGCGAATTTTGAAGGACCAGAGACTATCACGGCACTCTTCACTGCTGGTAACATTATTGAGGATACGTTCCAGCTGAATTACATCGATCCTTCCGATCGCATCCCACCTCGCATTTCTGTTCGCTGGCGCGAAGAGCGCGAGGCGTCTGATATTTCTAGCAATGGCCTGTTCCCATCAGTGCGTGAGATCATCGTGCGGGAAGCTGATGTTGACAGGCTTGCCCCGTTGGAGCGCATTGATATGTCCGACTTCTGCACCAGTGAGCGTCATGCAATTGACCGCGCAAAATGGGAGTGTCGGTTCCGGCGTTACTCAACCCACACGATCCGATTCAAAACCGTACCATCCGAAGCCGCGCTGGACATCGGATCCGTTTTCAAGCTCGGGCTAGAAACGACTGCATTTGAGCAGCCGCAAAACGGCGCCATTGCGAGTGATGGTACGGTAACCGCATGGCCTCCGCTTGCCGATGGCAGCTACAGCGTTTTGCTATGGGACGGTATAAACCCCACGATCAGTGAAACTACTTTGACCATTAGCGGCGGCAAGTCGAGCTATAGCAATGCCGTCTTCTGTCTACGCAGCAGTCAAACCAACACGCAGACATACAAAACCCAGTCTTTGTCATTTGACGAAGACGGTAACATAGAGGTTGAGGCCGTTCATTTTCCGGTCAACAACACGGGTGTTAGCCGCGTCGTCGATGGCTTTGATGACGACAACAACTGGTTCCTCGATGGCCTGATCGGAACATGACTGTAAATTTCCCCACCCTCGCGCCAACAAGCCGGAACTACACCGCTGGCGAGTTCCCGACCAAGCGGTTCAACAGCATTAGCGGCGCTGGTACAACAAGGTTGTACGGCAGCAAGGCTTACAACGTCTCGCTGAGTTTGGAATTTGTGCTCAGCGACACCGATCTGGCTAGCGTTTTGAGCTGCTACGACCAAGCAAAAGGCAGCGCCTATGGGCTGACACTTCCAAGCACGATATTTGATGGCATGAGCAGCGATGTGCAGAACCAGATTCCTGACCACGTAACTTGGCGCTGGGATGCCACTCCACAGGTGGAATCTCTCTTCCCAGATCGATCAAGAGTGCGGGTCAGCTTGCTCGGAACACTAGACGGCTAGAATGGAGCTAAAACGTAGGTAGTCATGGCAGTCCGCACCGGCAGCAACGGGCAATTGAAATGGCGTGGTGCGGTCGTTGCTCGCGTTCGTTCATGGTCCTTGAATATCAACAAGGACGCGCTAGAGACTACTCAGTTGGGTGCATACGATCGAACTTACGTCTCTGGGCTTCGTGGCGTAACCGGCAGCGCGGACATTATGTATGATCCAGAGCAAGCCAGCGCAACAGCGCTGTTCAACGATTTGCTTGATAACGCTGCCGAACCATTGAGCAATGTCGAGTTTGTGCTTGATTCTGGATCAGAAAATCAAATCAGTGCCTCTGCGGTCCTGACCAGCGCATCTGCAAGCGTTCAGGTCGGCAGCGTTACAGCTTGCACCGTAAATTTCCAAATTTCCGGTCCACTGACTGGCGGCTTCTGATGCTATGGCAGTTCTTGGCATTGAGGGCATTGTTCGTTTAAGACGAGAAGCCCCTGACCCTCTTCTTATCAGCGCATCTACGCTTCGCGGTGATATCAATGTCTTTGTCTTAAATACCCAGGATTACTGGTCCGGTGACGAGGTTTACCTTTACGCAGAGCAAGGCCTTCCATTTGCCGGACAGTGCTCTCTCGGCGTATCCATGTACCGAGGCGGTTACTGGGACGTCGGTCCTAATCGAGAGCACATAGCTGACAGCACGGATTACTTTTACAAGCAAGCCGATGAAGCTGATATCCTTGAAATTATCGGAACACAAAATGGCGATACGCTTGTAACACAAGACGGCAGTGATACGTTTCTAGGTGTCTATGGCGAGCGTGATGATTTTTATTGCGACGCTGGAACGCAAAGCGGCACATTCTTTATTTACAGGGATCAGCTGAATCGCCTCAGCCTGTACAACGACTATTGCGCTGCTGTCAACGGTGACCCGAATGGCAGGATTGATTTAGCGCAGTATGACTTTAAATCGATGCTGCTGGCACCAGCCGGAACCGAAGAATACAACAATGCGTTAACAGAATGCGTGGCAGCAGTAGGCCAGTATCGATTCAGCGATGCGCGAGACGAAGCAACGCTAGAAAGCATTTGCGATTTTGCGCCAGAATACGCATCGCCCACTGCTGGTACGACTGAGTACGACGACGCTGACCTTACACCACGTCGATGGGTCAATGGCTTCCCCTGGGTTTTGCTGTGCGAATTGCAAGAGTGGTCATTGGAGCTTGACTCCAGTGCTATTGACACAACCCAAGTCGGCGAAAAGTTTGGTGAAAGTGTCAAGAGCATTGTCACCGGAGGCGGCAAATTTGATTTCTTGGTAGGCGACGCCAAATCATCCAGCACGGACGATCAGCCAGTAGATCCGAGTTATCTGAT